CTGGACGAGAGGTTTTCAGAAACCTTTTGATGATATTTTAATTGAATCAATGCAAGAAACAATGAAATATCTTTGTGAAAATATTCAAGGTTGCGTATTTGGATATACGCAATCAGATGAGATTTCTCTTGTTTTAGTTGATTATAAAAATTTAAATTCTTCTGCATGGTTTGATTATGAAATACAAAAAATGTGCAGTATTTCTGCATCAATAGCAACTATGTATTTTAATAAAATTTTTAATAATAAAATTAATGAATATTCAGAGTGGGCATACGGAGATCGCTCAATAGAAAAAGCATATTTAATTGCAGCAGAGAAAGGAGCAATGTTTGACGCAAGATGTTTTAATCTTCCAAAAGAAGAAGTAACTAATTACATCTATTGGCGGCAGTTGGATGCAACCCGCAATTCAATTCAAATGGTAGGACAGACCTGGTTTAGTCATAAAGAATTACATGGAAAATCTTGTAATATGATTCAAAATATGCTTTTAATGGAAAAAAATATTAATTGGAATCGTTTATTAACTTATAAAAAAAGAGGCTCTGCTTGTAAAAAAAATGATCTTGGGCAATGGTTTATAGATAAAAATATGCCAATATTAAAGAAAACAAAAGAAACAAATTACAGATATTATGTGGATAATTTAATTAATTTTGAATCAGAGGGGTAATTTCTCTCTTGTTTTTTTATAAAAATTATTATATAATATATATAGAAAGGAAATAAAAATGGAAAAAAAATATATTATTTCAGAATCCGAATTAATAGATCTTTTATCGAGTTATTATCAATTAGATTATGCATTAAATAAATATTATATTTATTTGACAAAAGAAGAATGTAATGTTTGCGAAGAAAAAGCAAAAAAAGAAGTTAGAACATATTATATAGAAATAAAAGGAGAATAATATTATGAGAATTTGGCATACACACTTAATTTCAGTTTTACCAAGAGAACAGTTGGTTGCTCAGTGGAGAGAACTTAGTAGCATTGCGGGTTCTATTCAAAAGAAAGGAACTCCTAACCATGTATTAGTAAACTTTGTTCTTGATTATCCTATTGACCATTTTATTAGTTATGCTGCGGAGATCCGTGCAGAGATGAACAAGCGTGGTTATAAAACAATGAACTCTGTTTGGGAAAAAATCAGCAGTCTTAATCCAAATTGGGAAAAAATTCCATTTGAAAATATCTTTAAAAATAAAATGGATAAAAACTATCTTAAAATTTGTTACTATAATCTCTATGAAAAATATCTTTGCGGAGGCATAAAACCAGAAGAATGGCGTTTAATTACTAATAAATTTAGCTAATAGAAAGGAATATCTATGTTAAATAAAGAGGGAATAAGAGAACTGGCTTATGTTACTATTGTAGATAATATAACTCCTATTGAAGGTTACGATAGAGTTGAACTTGCCCATGTTGGTGGATGGACTATTGTTGTAGGTAAAGGAAGTTTTCTACCTGGCGATCCCGCCATTTATATAGAGATTGACTCTAAACTCCCAGAAATTGAGCCTTTTATTAACATGGAGTTTCTTGCTAAAAAGAAATTTAAAATAAAGACTCAAAAGATGTGTGGGGTTGTGAGTCAGGGACTGCTTTTATCCGCGGCGGACTTAGGATGGAAAATTGTAAATGATGCTATTGTAGATGATGACAATTTTACTCATTTTTATAATACAGAATCTCGTTTTTTAACTGAAAAGCTTAAAATAACCTATTACAATGCTGCAGATAGAAAAAGAAAAGCAAAAGTTAATCCTGATGCTAAAATTAATTCTGCATTAGCAAGACATCCAAAAATTGCTAAAAAATATGGAAAATATATTAAAAAACATAAATTTGTAAAAAAAATCTTTATGTTAATTTTTGGAAGGAAAAGAGATAATAAAACTCATTTTCCAACTCATTTTAAATATATTAAAAAAACAGACCAAGAAAGATGCGAAAACATGACCTGGGTATTAAAAGATAAAACTCCATTTATTGTAACTGAAAAATGTGATGGTAGTTCAGGAACTTATATTATTGAAAGAAAAAAACATCTTTTTGGAGATAAATATGAATTTTATGTATGTAGTAGAAATGTTAGGCAATTAAACCCCAATCAGCAATCTTACTATGATGAAAATTATTATTGGGAATGTGCTATTAAATATGATATTGAGAATAAATTAAAAAATTATCTTAAAAAGCATCCTGAGTTAGATTATGTTTGTTGGCAGGGAGAAGTATGCGCTCCAAAAATTCAAAATAATCCACAAAAACTTAGTGAAACTCACCTATTCTTATTTCATATGATTGATAGTAATAAAGGAATGTATGATATTAGAGATGCTGTAAAAATTTGGAAGGAATATAATATGGAATATGTTCCTATTGTAAATGAAAATTATATTTTTCCAGATGATTTTGAAGATTTTAAAGAAACTGCGAATGGATTTTACTCTTCTAATTGCTGTGAAGGGCATACTGATTGTAAAAGAGAGGGGTTTGTATACTATAAAACCACCGACCCTAATTTTCATTTTAAAAACGTAAGTAGAGATTACTTGTTAAAACATTAAAAAAATAAAGCTGGTTTATAAAAAACCAGCTTTATTTTTTATAAAAATTATTATATAATATATATAAAGAAAGGGTGTGATAAGTATGTCAAAAAGAAAATTTAATATTTCAAAAATGTATTGCACTAAATGCGGTAATGAAGGTGTCTCAATTTGTAGAAAACCTAATCAATGTAGAGAACCAGGTCATTTAAAAAAATTATATTGTATTCATTGTAAAAAAGAAACAAATCATGCAGAAATCCGCTCAATATTTAGTGATTATAATTATGAAGATTTTCAACTCGAAATAAAATATAATAATTTTGACAAAGAAGGTAATAGAAAAGAGCCTTATAGAATTTTTAGAGGAAAATTAAAACAGAAAGGAATTATATAAATGGCTAAATTGTTTTTAATGTGCGGAATCCCAGGGTCAGGTAAATCAACTTTCCTTAAAAAATATGTGACAATAGAAGACAATAAATGCGTAATCATTTCTCGTGATGAGATTAGATTTTCTCTTTTAAAAGAAGGAGAAGAATATTTTTCACATGAAGATGAAGTAGTTAGAATTTTTTGGGAAAAAATTAATAATGCACTTACCACAGGCTATGATGTTTTTGTAGATCAAACATCTATAAACCCTCGTTCAAGAAAATGGCTTCTTGAACACGTAAATAATTATGATGAAGCTATTGCAATTTGGATAGATACAACATTAGAAGATTGTATAAAAAATAATGAGAATAGAAAGGGAACGGATAGATATGTTCCTATTGATACAATAATTAATATGAAAGAAAAATTTGTAAAACCTTCTTTTAATGAAGGATTTTCTAAAATTTATCATTATAATAGTAAAACAAAAGTATTAAGCTATAAGGAGAATAAAAATGACAATAGATGAAGCAATTAAATATGCGGAAATGTTAGCTACAAATCAAAGAATTTTTGCAACAAAAGTAGATGATGAAAGTAGAAAAAATTATAAACAAGTTGCGGAATGGCTAAAAGATTATAAAAAATATTTAACAACAACAGAAAAAAGGAAGTGATTATTCATGATTTATTTTTCATCTGATTTACATCTAAACCATAACAAACCTTTTGTTTATGAACCGCGTGGTTTTTCTTCTATTGAAGATATGAATAATGCAATTATTAAAAATTTTAATGAAACAATCTCTCCTGAAGATGATCTCTATCTTCTTGGAGATAATTTTCTTGGTGAACTTGAGGCGGGCATTAATCTTTTTAACCAACTTTCAGGAAAAATCCATCTCATCTGGGGGAACCATGATACTGCCACCCGCAGCATTGCAATGACAGAATGTCCCAATGTAATTGAAATTTGTGGCTATGCCAGTATGTTTCATTATCATAAATGGAATTTTTATCTTAGTCATTTTCCTACTGTAACAACTAACTTTGATGATTATAAAAAACCACTTAATCAAAGAACTCTTTGTTTACATGGTCACACTCATTCAAAAGAAAAGTTTAATACTTGGGGAGCTTACAATGTGGCAGTAGACGCACATAACTGTTACCCTGTTTCTATTGACCAAATTATTGAAGATTTTAAGAATTTTTATGTAGATTCCGTTGCTATTCATAATATTTCATAATAAAAAGGTCAAAATAAATTAATTATATTAACCTAATTTTTATAAATCTTAGAGAAATATTCTCTAAGATTTTTTATTTTTTATGAAGGAGGCTAACTATGAATTTAAAAGTAAGATTTAAAAATCCCATATTTATTGCTCAATTAATTTTAGCAATTTTTACTCCAATTCTTGCATATGCTGGATTAACTTTTCAAGATTTAACATCTTGGACGACTCTCGGTAATGTATTATTAAATGCTATTAGTAATCCATATGTTTTAGGATTAATTATTGTTTCTATATGGAATGCTTTAAACGATCCTACAACGTCTGGTATTACAGATAGTGAATTAGCTATGAAATATCAAAAACCAAAGGAAAAAATTAAAGGCTAAGGAGGTGATTATTCTTTATGAATATTATTAAAAAAACTTCAACCACAAATACAACGGCTTCAAAAGGACGGAAAATTTTATATATTGTATAGCATTATACAGCAGGAGTGACATCCAAAAAAGGATCTGCTAGAAATATTGCAAGTTGGTTTTCTCAGTCAAAAGCTAAAGCAAGCGCGGATTTCATTGTTGATGATGCAGAAATTGTGCAATTTAATCCTGACATTTTAAATAGATATTGCTGGTCTGTTGGAGGTGGTAAATACAAAACTAAAGGTGGCCGCCTTTATGGAATAGTAAAGAGTTCTAATAGTATTAGTATTGAAATTTGCTCTAATAATAAAACTGGAAAAGTTACTAATGCAAATGATAGTAATTGGTATTTTACAGATGCCGCAATAGAAAATGCAATTCAATTAACAAAATATCTTATGCAAAAATATAATATTAATGCAAATCATGTTATTAGACACTATGATGTAAATGGAAAACCATGTCCAGGTATTTATGGATGGAATGCTGATACAGGGAATGAAAGTAAATGGAAAGATTTCCATTCAAAAATTAGTAATGGAAAAACAGTTTCAATGTCTGTAACAACTAATAATCAACTCCTTCAAAAAGGAGATAAAAACGATCAAGTAAAAAATATGCAATCTATGCTTATCACTCTTGGTTATAATTGTGGTAAATCAGGCGCAGATGGCGATTTTGGTAAAAATACTGAAAAAGCTTTAATTCAATTCCAAAAAGATCATAATTTAGCCGCAGATGGTATTTATGGAGAAAAATCAAAAGCTGCATTAGAAAATGCATATCAAATACCAACTCCTATAAAAACAACATCTGCTTAGGGATTTCAAGCAATTGCTTTAAAAAATCTTTCTGAATCTGAATTAATTAAAACAATTGGCCCACTTTTTACAAAAGATCAATAGAACACAGGAATTTTAGCATGCATATCTCTTGCTCAATTTATTCTTGAATCTGGTTGGGGAAAGTCTGGATTAACTCAAAGTGCTAATAATGGATTTGGAATGAAAACCAATTTATCTTCTAACAATTGGAGCGGTAGTACTTGGGATGGGTCTGTATATAAAACTCAAACAAAAGAACAAAAAACTGATGGTACAATTTATACAATAACCGCAGAATTTAGAAAATACCCTTCTTTAAATGCATCTATTGCAGATCATAGCGCCTATCTTAATGGAGCTAAAAAAGGCACTGCATTACGCTATGCAGGATTAAAAGGTTGTACAAATTATAAAAAAGCTGCTCAAATTATTAAAGATGGCGGTTATGCAACTAGTTTATCTTATGTAAATAGTCTTTGTTCTTTAATTGAAAAATGGAATTTAACTAAATATAATGCTGCCAATAATGACACTTCTTTTTTTATTGATACAAAAGTAGATAGAGTTCTTAAAAAAGGATATACTGGAGAAGATGTTAAATAGTTACAAACTAAATTAATAGGATGTAATTGTTATTGTGGAAATACAGGAGTAGACGGATCTTTCGGCAAAGCAACTGAAACTGCATTAAAGAAATTTCAAAAAGAACATGGTCTTACTATTGATGGAATTTATGGTTCTAAATCAAAAGAAAAACTGAATGAAATTTATAATATTTTATGTAATCAAGCTTTTGATGAAACTATCATTAAAACATATATAACAACTGCTAAATTAAATATGCGGGAAGGCGCGGGAACAAATTATTCAATTATAACAGTCCTTCCTAAAGGTACAGAAGTTATTTGTTATGGCTATCATACAAAAGATTGGTATTATGTTGTATATGGTGAAACTGCAGGATTTTGTATGAAAAAATATTTGAAATAATTTAATTATATAACTAATTTAACAGCTAAAGCTGTTAAATTAGTTATTTTTTTATTTTACTTGAAAATAACTAATATTTATGATATAATATATTATAAATTAAAAAAATAAGGGTTTATATATGTTATATATTTATATTGATGGATCTTGCAAAGGTAATGGAAAAGAAAATTCAAAAGGCGGATATGGTATAATTATATTTGATAGTAACAATAATTTAATTGATGCCTATTGTGAATATTTTGATAATGTTACTAATAATCAAATGGAGTTAAAAGCATTTTTAAAAACATTTGAATTATTAAATACTAAATATAAAAATGAAATGGCTATTATTTATTCTGACTCATCCTATTGTATTAATATATTAAATTCATGGATTTATAAATGGAGTAATAATAATTGGCAAACATCTAAAGGTGAAACAATTAAAAATTTAGACATTATTCAATCTTTGTATAAATATTATAACATAGATTTTTTCATTAGTCAAATCAATATAATTAAAGTTGATGGTCATAAAGGTATAATAGGGAACGAATTAGCTGACGCTCTTGCACAAGCAAACGTGTCAAAATTTTCAAATATTATACTACAAAATCATATAAATATTGAACTCTTGTAAAAAAGTTTGCAAAAATTAAAAAATTATGTTATAATATATTATATAATAAAAAAGGGGAGAAAAAATGGCAAAAGAAATTTTTATTTCTTTAAATAAATTATTGTAGAAATATCCCAAAAAAGAGCTTGGAAAAGCTATTAATTTAGCTAACCAACATTATAATTATTTAACACCTTTGGTTAGAGTAGATAAAAAAACTGCAAATACAGGTGCTTTTTGGGCATGTAAATGTGATTGTGGAAATTACATTGTAGCTTTAGGAAGCCAAATAATTAGTGGACATACAATGTCTTGTGGTTGCTATAATAAAGCTATAGTAAGATAGTTAGGTAAAAAAGTTGGTAAAAAGTCTTATTTTAAAGACTATACTGAAATAAATAATCCTTATTATAAATTTTTAACTCCTACTAATGAAAATAAAAACGGTAGTAAAATTTGGAATGTA